TGGGTTCGGGGGCACCGTATCCAGTCCCGGCTCGGCATTGACATTGTGGGCAACCTGACGGGCGGCATGCCGGTCAAGGCTGTGATCTATGTTCAAACCACCGGCTGGTTTTCTGACGCGTTCAACCATGTGCGCGTGACTGGCGCTCACCAGTTTGAGAACAAGAACTTCCGTATCGGGGCTGGTGGGCCTGGCGTCGTCAAGATCACCGAGGTGGCGGCGAACTATCCTCCCCAGTTTGGCAAGTCGCAGGCGTTCGCGACCGGCGCCTCGATTACTGGGTTTATCGGCGGGGACTGTTCGGTTATCGCGAACTGGGTTGTTCCGGCGATCCAGTACTACACGCCTATCCCTGTTTCGGATGTGAAGGCGACGCGCACATCGGACCGGATTATGCAGGTGACGTGGCAGAACAACGGCTCGTCGTTGCAGGATGCCAGGCCCTATCTGGGTATTGATATTTACCGGCGTACGGATGACGTGCAAAGGTATGTTGATACTATCGGTGGGGATCAGGTCGCGTGGACTGATACTGGTGTGGAGCCTGGGCACACGTATCAGTATGAGATCAGGGCTAAGAACAATGCGGGTGAGGCTGCGGGTGCGGTCTCGAACTATGCGTTTACTACCCCGCTGGCGCCGACCGGTGTGCACGCGACGCGTTCTGGCGATGGGGCGACGATTGTTGTCTCGTGGGACATTGACCGGATTGATCGGAATGCGAAGATCGTTGTCGCCGATCAGGATGGGGCGGAGTACCAGTATGGTGCGGATGCCCGTCGGGCCGAGATTGCCGTCGGGCAGATTGACAAGCCGCGCATGTATGACGTGCGTGTCACGATTGGCGGTTTGTCGTCGCCTAGGGCGACGTCGAATCCTATCGTGGTTGCGTCGGCGCCGAACGCTCCGACGATTATTGCCCCGGATGGCGTGTATTTGCGGTCGAATCCTTCGTCTGTCCGGTTCTCGTGGCAGCATAACCCTACGGATTATTCGGATCAGTCGAAGTATGTTATTGAGTTCACGCGGGGTGACACGTGGGAGCCTGCGCAGATTTGGGAGGTGAAGCAGGAAACTAGTTTGAACTATGTCACTGTGGTGCCGTGGCCGAAGGGCAGGGGCGAGGCTGGGCGTATCCAGTGGAGGGTGCGCACGTGGGGGTGGAAGACGGATGACAGTTTCGTTTCCCCGTGGTCGTATGGGTCGTTTTACCTTGCCGATCCTCCAGCGTTTGATATTGTGAACCCGTCTGCGGGGGCGACGATTGATTCTGACGAGACCGAGCTCACCCTCGGTTCGTTTAGCGAGGTGGGGGCGTACAAGGTCGTTGCAGACCTTGTAGATGACGGCGGGGAGGGCAAGCCTCGCCGGATTGAAACGTCTATCGCCGTTGGGGCGAAAGACTCGTGGGTCTCTATCCCGTTGACCGGGTTGAAGAACGGCCGGCATTACACGGTGACGGCGACCATAACGGGGCTTGTCGAGTCCGACCAGAAGACGGTGAAGTTCAATGTCGAATACAAAATTCCCCCGGTTCCGGTCGTGAAGACGGAGTGGGACCCCGAATCTGGGATCGCGACGTTCAGGATCGACTACAACTACAAGACGCTTGAGGACAAGCCGGTGAAGGCCGCCATCTTCAAGCTGATGGGCAGTAACTTCGCCAACAGGGTCAAGGTAGCTGACGGCACTCCCGATTCGCTTCCGATGTGGGTTGACAGGTTCCCGAACGGCAACTCGGATTCGAACCGGTACTGGTTTTGGGTGGAGTCTAAGCTGGGCAAGCGGGCGTGGGCGATCGTCGATTTGGACACGTCGAAGAACCCGCTGAGGTCTATCGTGTTCACGTCGAAGAACGACAACGCGGTGTTCCGGTGGAATCCCGAGGTGTCGAAGTCGATCGGGTCAGTGAACAAGGAGACCCACTATTTCGCGGGGCGGCGCCTGCCTGTCGCGTTTGTCGGCATCCAAGATTTTAAGACAGTGGATATCGGGTTCGACGTGCTGGAGGACGATAAGCGCGGCCTGGATTTGTTGACCCATATCGCGCGGGCGTCGGAGCCGTTCTTGTACAGGGACCCGTCGGGGGAGTACATGTGGTGTATGGTGCGCGAGTATAAGACGTCGTATAGCCGGACGGGTAGGATTTGGCATGTGACGTTGACTGCTACCCAGGTGGAGGCTCCTAATGACGGGACGTACTAAGATATCTGACCGCTTGTTGGCGAATTCGCGGCGGGAGTCGTTCCGTGTGGACGTTTTGCATGCGAAGTATGGTTCGTGGGTCGAGCAGTTGGACGGGGTGTCCGGGGGGACGATTACGGCTTCGGTGGATGCCCGGATCAAGGTGTCGGGCACCCTGTCGGTGAAGTCGAAGAACCCGCCCGCGTGGTATGGGGACAAGCTGTTGCGGGTATCGGCGACCGTGAACGGCCAGTCGTGGGTGCTGGGCACGTTTATCCCGTCCATCCCTTCCGTGAAATACGGCGACGGGATCGACGAGTTCGATATCGAGCTGAACGACAAACTGTTGTTTTTGGAGCAGGCGGCGACTGGCGGCGCCTTGGCCGAGAGCAAGGGGAGGAATATCGCTCAGGCAGTCTCTGCCCATATCCGCCAGCAGGCGGGAACGTTCTACGCCAACGTCCCCGATACGGGGAAGGTCCTTCACCGGAATCTTGTGTGGGATGCCGGGACCCCGTATTTGACGATCATTAACGACATGCTTGACTACATGGGGTATTTCTCGCTTTCTTGTGATCCTTTCGGGAACTATTATGCGTTGCCGTATCAGGTTCCGAAGGAACGGCCCCTCAAGTACCGGTGGGAAGAGGGCGCGGAGTCGTTGTTCGAGCCGGAGATTACGTGGACGCACGACATGTACAACGTGCCGAACAAGGTTGTTTACATTGTGCAGGCTGCAGGCGACAGCGCGGTGGGCAAGAAGGCTCAATCGTTTTCTGCGCAGGCTGAGAACAAGTCGAATGGCCCGTATTCGTATATGGCTCGCGGCCGGTGGATCACCGAGGTAAAGACTGACGTGGACGCTGACAGTCAGGCGACGTTGCAGAAGATGGTCGATCGGCGGCTGGCGCGGGCGTCGAATCCGGTCAAGAAGGTCGAGTTGAAGCATGCCCTGGTTCCGCTAATGTTGAATGACGTGGTTTGGTTTAAGGCCCATGATTTGGCTCTTTATACGACGGTGCGCAAGTTTGAGATAGACTTGACTCCTGGAAGCCTTATGTCTGTCGTGTTGAGGGGAGCGAACAGGGATGACAATGAGTCTTGATGCTTTGGTGCCTAAGGGTGGGGAGGGGAAGAATCTTTCTTTCCGGTGGGGGACGGCCAAGGACAAGGGGGATGGGACGTATAGTGTCCATCTTGATTGGGATGAGCAGGGGAATGAAATCCCCGTTGAGGACACTATTGTTCCCATCCGTAACGGCTCAGAGATTCTGTGCATGTTTTGGGGGACGAAGATGATTGTTATCGGCGAGCGCGGGGGCACAGGGGGGAGCCTGGCGAGCGGTCTTGAGGTTCCGATCGGGACGATTATCCCGTGGGCTGGCGGGAGCGCGCGTGGCCCTGCCGAGACGAACCTCAGCGGGAAGCAGTTGTGGATTAGGTGTGACGGGCGGACGCTGTTTAACGAGAACTACCGTGAGCTTTACGGCGTGATTGGAAACACTTACGGGTCTGGTATTTACCAGGGCAAGAAGGACGATCGGTGGTTCAAGGTACCGGATTTGCGTGGGCGCGCCCCGTTCGCCCATGCTGGGGATTCGGGTCGTTCCAAGGTGTTCAACACGATTGGGGCGTGGCGTGGTGGCGAGACGGTCAAGCTTACTGTCGAGAATCTTCCGCCGCACACGCACCCGCAGAATGTTTCTGTGGATTTCGGGTCTGGTCCGGCGAAGCGCCGTGACTATGTTGTGGATGTTCCTGAGGGGAAGGGTCAGGTTTTCGAGCAGGGGATCGGGACTGGTCCGACGGGCGGCGGGAAGGAATTCTGGATTGTTCCTCCGTCTGTCACTATCGGCGGGTATTTCATTAAGGCGTTTTCTAGGCTGTGGTGGTGACGCATGGTTTACAGGCTTGATTGGGCGTTGTGGCGTCCGTTGTCGAGGAATTTTACGGCCCGTGCGCGGCGCCGTACGGACGGAATCATCCTGCATGTCGCGGTGTCGGAGGCTGCCTCGTTGCACGGCTGGTTCTCGAACCCGAAGGCGTACGCTTCCTCGCATCTGTATGTGCGCCGGGACGGCACGGTCGAGCAATACATTGACCTTGATCAGATTTCGTGGGCGTCGAAGGACGGCGACGCGCGCTGTATCTCGGTTGAGACTCAAGGCGGGACTGTCGGGGAGTGGACGGACGCACAGTTGAAGTCTCTCGCCCGGATCGCACACGAGACCTCGAAGCATTATGGGTTCCCGTTGCGGGTGATGGGGTCGTCCCGTGGCGAGCGGGGCGTGGGCTATCACCTGTTGGGCGTGCCGGCGACGAAGGCCCAGAAAGACGCTGGGGTGTCGCAGACTGGCGGCGAGCTGTGGTCCGGCGCCGTGGGGAAGGTTTGCCCGGGTCCTGACCGGGTGAAGCAGGTAGGCAAGATTGTGGCCCTTGCTGGGGGCCGGGAAGGAGAAGACGAGTTGACTCCAGAGCAGGCGAAGCAGTTGTCTACGCTTGTCGAGCAGGTGTCGGTCCTTGTGGATGCGGTTGGGAAGCTGCGTGCGTGGGCTGACCTTGAGGCGTGGTCGCTGAACCATAGTGAGCTCCCGACGCTGGGAGGGCTTGAGAAGGCCCGTGCGCGCACGGAGGAGGCGCTGGATCGTATCGAGAAGCAGTTGGCGGCCCTGTCGGAGCGTCTTGGCCGTTTGGAGGGGGCGGCTGGTCGTGGCGCGTAACGCGGCGTCGGCGATCGCGTGGGCTCGCGGGCAGCTCGGGTCGCGGTCGTGGGGCGGGCGCTGTGAGCAGTTTGTGCGTACCGCGCTTGGTTTCCCTGGCCAGTATCCGTCGGCTAACGCGGCGTGGGCCGCGGCCGGCGGGAAGCATCCGGGGGATTTCAATCCGCCGGCGGGCGTGCCAGTGTTTTGGGCGTTGACGGGGCCGAACGCCCCGTACGGGCATGTCGCGTTGTCGATCGGGGGCGGGCGGGCTATCTCGTCGTCGAATGAGGCGGGGCAGGCTGTCGTGTCGGTGATCTCGATTCGCGGGTTCACGGACCGGTATGCGATCTATCGTGGGTGGGCTGAGGTCTACCACGGTGTGAGGCTTGATCTGGGCGGGACGGTCCAGGTCGGGGGCGGCGGCAAGCATTCCGCCGTCGTTCCGGAGCAGAGAGCAGAGGAAGAGGATATGACTCCTGAGCAGGATGCGAAGCTTAACCGGGCGGTTGCGTCGGGTGAGCACGCGTTGGGCGCGCTCAAGCAGGTTAATGAGCGCGTGTATCTTATCGACCAGAAGGCGACGCATACGTTTGAGGCGGCGGATCAATTGTTGAAGTCGTTGAATTCGGTTGCGGCCCGGTTGGAGTCGGTCGAGCGGAAGGCTAACCATAGTTATGAGGCTGACGACCAGTCGTTGGTGTCGTTGAATAACGTGGGCGGCACGGCCTATCAGGTTGGGCAGAAGGTTGATGCTTTGGCGGAGGCGGTCGGCCGGCTGGTGGATCGGTTGGCTGCTGTTGAGAAGCGGCTCGGCGCCTGACTGGTATTGTTGTTGGTTTCCCTGCCCGCAAGGGGCGGGGTTGTTTAGAAAGGATGCTCTATGACTATTGAGCAGTTCACGGTTCCTGCTTTGGCTGGGGCTCTGGCGCCGTTTGTGATTGCGGTTGCGAATCGTGTCGGCTGGAGCGCGAAGACGAAGACGGCCGTGGCCGGCGTGTTCTATGTGCTTGTCACGGCTGGGGTTCTGTTTGCGCAGCACTACCCTGACAAGTGGCAGGCCGTGGCTGGCGTGCTTCTGACGGTTGCGATCGCAGGGCAGACGGCGTTTAGCGCGTTGAAGCCGTCGGGGATTCTTGACGGGCTGGAGCGTGCTATTAATTCTGGTCCGCGCCCGGGGAATCTGGAACCGGCAGAGTAAAGTTGGCTGGAGGCTCGGTGACTTTCTGGGAGAAACTGTTGTCTAACCCGGACTTTCATGCGTCGGTGATTTCTGCGCTGTTGGGGTTGTTGGCGTTGGGCGGTGTCCGTTTGAATCGGAGGGTCGCCGAGCTGAAAGCTGTGCATGAGGAGACGAAGGATGGGGTTGAGCGGGCGGCGTCGGCTGCTGAGGCGGCGTCGGTGCAGGTGAACAACACGCATGAGACGAATCTTCGGGATGATTTGGATGGTGTGCGTGATGCCCTGTCTCGTGTGGAGTTCTCGATTGATGAGTCGGAGTCTAGGGCGCAGGAGTGGCGGTCTGCGCATACGGAGTCTCACGAGAGGGAGCGTGAGGCGCGGGAGCGTGTGGATGCCCGTGCGGAGGTCCGCATGGACATGTTGAGGCGTGATGTGCAGGATTTGTCTGGGCGTGTGGATGCGTTGCGGGAGGCTTCGGTGGCTGAGCATGAGAGGTTGCATGCTAGGATTAACGCACTGAAGAAGTCGAAGCTTTTGTGATAGTGTTGCGTGTGCGATGCTCCTTTCGGGGTGTGTTGTGTGCGCGAATACGAGAGGCCCCCGCCGGGTTGTGACTCCCTGTCCGGCGGGGGCTTTCTCATGTTCTAGTTGTCGATGCCGATTCCGTAGACTCCCGTGTCGTTGCCGACTCGGTATCCGATGGGGTTGACGGCACCGTCTTGGAGTTCTTTCAGGAAGGTTCCGTCTTCCTCGTCCCACCCGTAGGTGAAGACTCGTTTGTCGCCGTGTTTGGCTTGCAGTTTTTGAAGGGCTGCAATGAGTTCGGACACTCGCATTGCCTCTCCTTAGTCTTCGTAGATGGGGTTGTGGTTGTTGAGGTATTCGTAGGCGAGGCCGCGCCTGGCGAGCCATGAGCCGCCTTCACGTGCGAGGAGCACGGTTGTGACTTCGCCGTCCTCGTCGATGTGTTCGGCTTCGACGAGGAACACGTAGGAGACTGCGCACCGGCCTGAGTTGTTTCGGGATGCGATCATGTCGGCGAATTCTTTGCCGGTCGGGATTGCGTCGCTCATTCGTGTTCTCCCTGTTCGTTGGCGTCTTTGGGGATGCGGCCGCGACTTTTCCGAATCCTCGAAGAGTGACGCGGTATCCGGTAGGAAGCGGCACGCTGATTTCGCAGCTACAGTCTGGTGATGCCGAGATCACGTCTTGTCTGGGGTCGCTAGAGGCGGCCTGGTTCTCGTTGCCGGTTTCCCTTTCGGCTTTGTCGATCATGTCCTTGGGGAGGACTGCCAGTGCTTTGCCGGGGGGGGGCGGGGTGGCAGATTTGCGTCCCGGCCGGGGTGAAGGTTGTCGCCTTTACCGCTACTGGTTCTTCTTCCGGCGGGACAGGTTCTTTGAGTTGGATCACGAGCCCGTGCTCCCCGAGAACGGCATCGACCATCTCGGTGTAGCCCTGTCCGGTGAGCCCTTCAAGGGTTTGGACGAGGGTGGCGATTTTCACTTGTTATCCCCTTTCTGTTTCCAGCCGGGGTGTTGCTCGGCTGGGCGTTTGGTGGACGGTTTAGGTTTGCGTTGCGTGCGGCCGCCGTCCCTGCCTGTCCGGGCCATGTGGCAGGTTCGGCAGAGGGCGCGCAGGTTGAGGCTGGAGTGGTCTCCGCCGCGTTTGATGTGGTCCACGTGCGTGGCTTTCCGGCCGCACAGGACGCACGTGTGGTTGTCTCGTTCGAGGACCCGGCGCCGCAGGGCCGCCCAGTTCGATGGGAGTTCTTTGCGGCGCCGTGATTCTTTGGCCCAGGCCATTAGCGGCGTCTCCCGGTGAGGGCGTGGAAGAGGGCTTTTCTTCTGGCGTCGTTGGCCTCGGGGTTGTCGCCGGCGGGGAGCTGGTATTCGCGTCCGTTGATCCGGACCCGGCCTTCGCCGGTGTAGAGGTCGAAGAGTGGTTTGAAGTGTGCCCACATCCTTGGGGTGTGGAGGCCTTGGAGGCTGATGGTCTCGGTCGGGACGTAGGTCTTGGTTTCCCCGATTGTGGCGAGGCGTGACTGGCTGACCTTGTTGTTGAAGAGCTCAATAGCCAGGATGCGGGACATGTTGTCTAGCCACCAGTCCCCGTCGGCGTCTTCTTCCCATAGGTGGTTGTCAATGCGGATGACGTAATGGCCGTCTTCGTTGCGCGCCGCGGTGTTTTTGATGATGTGTTTGGCTTCGGGCCAGGTGGGCAGGTAGCTTTCGGGGAACTGGTGCAGTTCCCCGTTGATGGTCATGTTGATGGTGTTCACTTGTTTGTGGCCTTTCCGTACATGGTTTTGTACCAGGTTGCTGCTTCGGCTGCGGCGCTGGGGGTTCCGGCGATGAGCATGCGGAAGATTCGTTGCGGTATTGAGATGAGGCGTTCGGTTTCGAGGATGAAGATGCTGCCTTCCATGAGGTGGATGCCTTCAATGACGGGGGCGTCGATGGCGGCGTCTTCGGGCGGGGTGAGGGTGAATTGTACGGGGTTGTCTAGGCTGTAGACGGCTTCGTATACTCCTATCTCTCCGTTGGCGATGGCGTCGGGGATGTTCTCGGGCGGGGTTTCGCCCGTGGCGGCGTACCTGATCCGGTAGGTTTCCCCGGTTTGGAACCGGTCGTGTGCCGCTTCGCGTTGGGCGGTTTCGAGTGGCCCAAGGGCGGTGAAGAGGGTTTCCCAGGTTTCGTGGGCGGGTAGTGTCCGGTCGGTGATTTGTGTCCATTGGTCGCCGTTGTCGCGGTGCCAGGCTGTCATGTTGCGGTCCCAGACGATGGTGTGTTCGGGGGCGGGGGTGGGGTACCCGTAGCGTGTCATTGTAGGTTCGCCTTTCTGTATGGGTTGGTTGGCCCGTTGTATGTTAGCCCGTTGCAGTCGTACCAGCGCACGCCGTCTATGGTTTGGACGGGTGTTTTCCACGGCTGGGCGTCATAGGATGAGATGATGTATCCGGTTTCGCGGGCCTGCTGCGGGTGGGTGTGCGCCCACTGGTGGCAGGCCCGGCAGAGGAGTATCCCGTTGCAGCGGCAGTCGGTGTGGGCGGAGTGGATTCCGCGACGCCTCCTGTGGTGGTGGTCGGTTCCGGCCCTCCCGCAGCGCTGGCAGCGCCAAGCGTCCCGGTTAAGCACGGCCTCCTTGATCCAACTAGACATGAGCCTTGGACATGTCGAGGAGTCTCCAGTTAAGTTGTCCGTCCCTGTAGAGGCGGCCTTCCACCATGAGCCGCCAGTCGTCGGTGCAGCGGGTCAGCAGGCCCGCAACGTGCGATGTGGTCATGGCGATCATGGGCTCTATGGATATCAGTTCCCAATTGTCTTGCATTGGCGTGATACTGATCGGCCGGTCGGGCACCATGGCGACGAGGGTGTTTGGTGATGTCGCGTAGGCCAGGGCGCGGAACGTGTCTTCGTCTCCCTGTCTGAGGGCTTCTACCCAATAGAGGCCGCCCTTGTGTACGTCGTTCCAGACCTTGGGGGTTGGCGGCGTGTCGGTGAACGGCCCGTAAGCGGCGACTGCTTCTTTCCATGAGAGCCCGTCGCATGAGGTTTCGTTGTCCCTGTGCCATTCTCCCGGCCATTCTTCGGAGGGGACCCATTTGGTGTCGTTGGCCTCCCAGACGGGGCCTTCCGGTTCCTCCGGGTAGTGGACTTCGTAACGCATGAGATCATCCTTTCGGTTTGTGTGCGTACCACTAAACACTACCCCCCCCCGATGCGGGACGCGCCGCAGCGGAGGGGGTGTGTCGTGGGTTTAGAGGAGGAGGAACGTGTTCCCGTCCCGTGCTTTCACGAGATGCGGCACGGGGTCGCCTGTCCCGTCGTCGATAGGGGTCTTGACCGGCACGTCCCCGTGTTTCGCTTTGGCTTCTTCGAGGTCGGCGATCAGTTTTGAGATGAGCATCCAGGGTGTCCTTTCTCGTATCGTTCAACATAGGCTCGTGACCTGGCGTCCCCGAACGGGCGGCGGGCGTCGCCTTTGGCCCATTCGTACAGGTCGGCGCCGTCCTCAGGGTAGATGTCCAGTCCCCGTAGGTGCCACAGGTATCGGGCGCACGGGCTGCACCTGTATTCGGTTGTGACCGTTGCCTCGTCGTGGTTGAGGACGGGGACTTCGACGGCGTGTTTCCCGGCGACGCTGGCCCCGCACCAGGCACACCAGCCGGTCGTCCGGTAGGCGTCGATGCCTTCATATTGGACTCTTGCTTTGCCGGGAAAGATGTTCATCTTAGTTGTCCTCCCAGTGTGCCTGCTTGTGGGTCCCGAGCCAGTCGAGTATCTCGTTCTGGTATTCGCGGACGGCTTCCGGGCGGCGGGCGTTGACTAGGTTGGTGAGCGCGTCGGCGGGGACGGCGAGGATCGGGGTCAGTTCGGTGAGCTTGTCGTCTTCGTTGTCGGGGGAAAGCGTGCGGAGTCCCGTCCCGTCCACAGGCGGAACTGTCAGCATGCGGAGTGGGGTGGTGACTCCGATGCCGGACACGTCGCCTGGCACGCCCGAGTCGTAGCCTTTCACCCAATAGTAGGCGCCGGGCTTGGACTGTTCCCACGCTTGGCGGAGCGGCGGCTCGTCGTGGAGCGTCCCGCACTGTTGGAGGAGTATGGCCCAAGGGCGGGCGTACCCGTCCGGGTCGCGCCACACCCCATCTCGGCCTTTCTCGTAGCGCATGCCCTTATCGTCCCAGAGCGGACCGGCAGGCTCGGGAGGGAGGTCCAGCTCGTATCTCACTTGCGGTTCTCCTCTTCTCCGCGGATGCGGGTCAGGGCTTCCAGCAGTTGCCCGCGGATCACGTCGATGGACGTGTAGGCGCGCTCCATGTCGCGGGTTTTCTCGGCGTCTTGAGCGGATAGCTCGGTCAATAGTTCGATGGCCTCGTGGAATTCTGGGATGCCGGCCTTGTCTGCGGCCTTCTGCAGCCGCAGCATCGTAGCCATGGGGATCATTTCTCGGCCTCTTTCACGGCTAGGGGTGCTATGACGGGCGTGCCGGGCGTTCCCCAGCAGCCCTCCCATTCAATCCGCCCCCTCCTCGCGTAAGGGCTGGACGGCGGCAAGACCGCCTCCCAGTGGTTGGTGTTGTAGGGCTCCGTGTAGGGGTCGTAGAACGCCCACAGGTCCTCTCCGCCGTCGCCGCTTATCCTTTCGAGGCTGCGCCCGTCAAGCGTCCACACTTTTCTAACCTTGAGGGGCGTCCTGTGCTTTTTACTGTAAATCTCCATTATTGTTCGCCTTTCATCTGCTTGTAGCAGTCGTAGTGGTAGATGTCGTGGCCTTCACATGAGGAAGTCCACGTGAGGGTGATCGGGCACCCGCAGCCCGCACACCGGGTGCAGGCCGGGAAACCCCACATCGGGCCGATCATTAGAAGGGGTAGTCGTTCGCGGTCGGCGGCGCCTGGGTCGCCGCATAGGCGAGGCGCGGGTTCCGCTCGGTCAGGGCGGCGGCGATCCACTCGGCGGCCATCACCCCGAACGGCTGGTCAGGTATCCACCGGACGTACGAGTCCGGGACCCGGACGCGCTCGCCGCACACCTCCAGAAGATACCCCGATCCGCGAGGGTTCTCAACCAGGGATGCCTTCACGTCATCCTCGATCGCGGCGCCGATCCGCCGGACCGGGGTCTTCTCGTTCACTCCCATGGTCGCCTCCACCGTGACCGTGTAGGTTTTCTCGCCGCACGTGAACGTCACGTCCCGGCCGGGACCCACAAGGTCGGGTATCTGCCGGTCAGAACGGGGGAGCATCGTGCCCCCCTCGGCTGGCCCACGGATCATACTCAGCCTGCGAGTTGGGCGTCCCGTATCCGCCGCCAGGCGAAGAACTCTGCTGCGACATCGACTGGCCCGAGTTCGTCTTCGTCGGCGTCGCCGTCGCGTACCTCAGGGACGGGCCGATCTCGTCCACCGTCAGGTTGATCGACGTCCGCTGCTGTCCCTCGTGCTCGTAGCTCCGCACCGACAGCCGCCCGGTCGCCACCACCCGGTTCCCCTTCGCCAACGATTCGGCGACGTTCTCCCCCATCTGCTTCCACACGTCGCAGCGGACGAACATCGTCTCCCCGTCCTCCCACTGCTGTGTCGCCTGATTCTGACGGCGCGGGGTCGAGGCCAGGGTGAACGAACACACCGGGGTCCCACTGCTCACATACCTCAGCTCGGGGTCCGCCGTGAGATTCCCCACCAACGTTACGGTTGGCTCTCCAGCCATAGTGTTCTCCTTTCGGTTTCGGCTTCATGCCGTACTTGGCACGAATCTCATCCATCTTAGGACGCAAAGCAAGGAACTCGGCGGTCGGGGGAACCGCCCCGGCCGTCTGAGCCTCCAGACGGTCCGACCACTCCCGGCGCTTCTCCTGCCGGGCGGCCTCCGCCGCCTCCAACTCGGGGCGAAGCCGCTCGGCTTCCCGCTCCGCATCCGCCTTGTCAAGGCGTTTCATCTCCAACAGCTCAGCGAAATGCCAATCCCAGAGTTGGACCAGGGTCCCGGCCGCGAGATGCTTGGCCGCGAAACGCTTGCCTATCGATTCTACGTCCAGTCCCCATGCTTCCCCGAACGCGACATGCCGAGGAGACGGAACAAACGTGGGAGGGATCGTGGTCGGCTTCCCGTCGTCCGCCCACCGCTTCGGCGCATCCCGCATCCAACCCCAGGAAGGCTTCCTGGGGCGCTTCGGAACGTCCGGGGTGGGCGACGGTACAGGCGAGCCCTGAACGCCGCCCACAGGGGCCTTAGCGTGATCCTCAGAGGCATCCGAGCCCTGACCGTACACGTGCCTCGGAGCAGGAAGAGGAACATCATCACCCCAAGCCCCGCCAGAACCCGACACAGCCCGCGGCTTCGCCGGCTCCGGAGACTCATCCAGGAACGGCTCCCCAACATGACCAGGCACGCCAGCCAGGAACTCTTCCGGCGTAGCAGGGAAACGACCCTCGCCCCGATGCCCCTCAAACAACACCTCAACCTCACGCCAATCCGACAACGGCACAAACACCGACTCCGACGGCCACAAGCCCGGAACAGAAACCAGCCCCTCCACAACCGGCCACACCTCCCACGCATGCGTCCACCAGAACCTCCCCCTCGGCTTCTCCCTGCCGCCGCGAAGCGGCGCCCCAGCCACAGACGAAGGCGACTCTTCACACTCAGGTTTTGGATTCAGATTTTCAGTTGTTTCAGCCTCGCGCGCGTTACGTACGTAAGAACAACTATTAAAGTCTTGGATAGTAGTAGTTAGATGGTTCTGGTTCGTGTGCAAATTCTGCACACCGGGTGTGAAAGTTTTGCACACCGGCATGCAGGGATTGCCTAGCGGCTCAGAACGGCTCGACGCCACAGACGCGGCAACCCAATACCCATTCGACGTTTGCAAGCCACCATCCACATAGCGGGCTTCTTTCCTCACAAGCCCAGCCTGAACCAGCTCCTCCACAGCCTTGACGACAGTGCGGCGAGACATGCTCAGCATCTTCGCCAACGTCTCGTGCGACGGCCAGCAATACCCCGTCTTGTTGTCCCGGAACTTCTGAAAAACCGAGAACAGCGCTTTCGCCTTGAGCGACATGTCAAGGTCCCACACGTCGTTGTCGGTCCGTGTCCAGCCGTTCGGGAACATTGCCTGCGCATCAGCCACAGGCGCGTTTCCCTGTTGGAAGTGATCTTCTGATATACTCATAAGTGCCTTTCTGTAGGCAGGTTGATGTTGAAGGCCCCGGTCCATCCGGGGCCTTCAACATTTATACCAGAAACAATCAATCCAAAGGCGGAACCCAATCCGGAATCAAAACCCCGAACTGCACAATCGCATACTCACACACGCCACGCAGGCCATCACCACTATAGTTTTCCCACTTGAAGATGATGTTGTTATCGACAAGCCACTTCAACGCCCGAGAAACAGTCTTCTTAGACAAGCCAGTATACTCCGCAATCTCACCCTGAGGGATCGGCACTCTAATACCAGTCGTCCCTATCCGAGCATGCAAATAAGCCAACACAAGCTTGACCGAAGGCGGCGCGTCAAGCATCGCCCACCCCTGCTTCAAACTGAAAGCAGAATAGTACACACCCCAAGGCGCCGCAGGAACATCATCCTCATCCTCCAACTTCTCAACCTCATCAGCAAAACAAAACTCGCGGCCAATAGCCATGCCGTGACAAACCTCGTCAAACCCAATCAGGAAATGCCCTCTAAGCTCCATGATCGCACGCTCAAGCTCACGCCTCGTACAGCCGGCACGCTCGCAAACCTCCTCCGCAGAGAAAGACCCATCGTCGCGAACATTGCCCGCCCACATAAGAGCCATATACACGTCCTTCGCCGTGTCCGTCAACGACTCCCCATAAAACACATCATCCAACTGGCCGACGCCGCCCGGCATGCCGAACATGCAATCTCCCTTCCGGTTAAAAGGCCGCCGCCCCAAGGTCATAAACGGGGACACCCACATTTCTACACCACACCCCGCCACCCGCCCATGTGCGCGCGCGGCACCGGCGTGTATACTAGAAGACGAGTTCACCTTTCAAAGAAGCGGCCGCCAGCCTCCCACCGGGCGGCCGCTTCACTCATATGCACAAACAAGGTAGACTAGAAGACCCGAGAGGCCAGACGCCACTCAGGCAATCGACGATACTAGAAACCGCCGGCCCCAGGAACACTCCCCGGGCCGGCGGCTTCTACCCCCCCCCACCAATCAATCCACCACAAGCACATACTCCGACGGCAACTGACGCCCCGACAACACGTCAAAACGCGGCACCACCTTCACACGCCCGTCCGCCCGCATCCTAGACAACACACGCCGCACCGTCCTCTTCGACAACCCACACCGGCCAGCAATCCACGCCATCGACGGGACCGCATGCCCAGCCTCCAACGCCGACAACGCCACGGCCACCATCCGCTCCGACACGGACGCGCCGCCCGCAGCAAGCGCCCACGACGGGAGCCGAACCGCATTCCTGACCTCACCTTCCGCATTCACGGTAGCAACAGCATAGCCATATCCTGTCATGTGAACTCCCCCAACCCGACACGAACAAGGAACGCATGACACGCCTTCACAACCCCGACAGACACATCCCGATCCACGCCGTCACGCCAATCGAGAACGTCACGGCACATCTCCACAATGTCGTCGCGGTCGATACCGGCATCGTCGCCGTCCCAACGCTCCTCCCACCAGTACTTAGACAACACCTCACAATCCGGGCATTCATGCCAATTGGCGAAACCCTCTCCAGGACACAAATACTTTCCATAGAAGTAGCTTGTCCCCTTCGGGATACGCTGCCCGCACAAATCACAGGCGACCTTGCCACGCGAGACACGCCGACAGGACTTCAACTCAATACCCATGGCTTCCCCCTTTCAGTCAGAGAATGGTCCGTTGCTCAACCGCTGCGAATAATCAAACGCCCGACAAGTCTCCGGCAGCACAGACCCCATGAGCCCAACGGCATACCTCTCAAGATCATGGATGGACGGAACCCTCCCGCCGTGCGCGTCCATGTAATCCAAGACAAACGCCTCGCAACGGGCGCACATCTCAAGCTCGCGAGGAAAACTCGGAAGCCTGCATCCGCAATACTTACAAGGCGGGTTCACTTCAAATCCTCCCTCTGTTCTTGCTTCTCCCCAGTGATCTGCTCAAACAGGGACGCCTGATCGAACGGATTCTGAGTCAGGTTACCGTCCTCATCCGAATAGAACAACGACGTATCACGATTAAACTCAGGCTTGCGCAGCTTAATCTCATCCCGGATAGCGACAGCGGTCCCGTACTCGTTAGCCGGCTTCACCTTCAACGTGTACGTCAACGTCCCCTGCTTACCCGTCGCGGCAACAGCCTTCGCCAACTCGCGAAGATTGTCCGTCAACTCCCCGTGCGAGGCGCCGTCCGACATCTTCAACAGCACATCCACAAACTCAGGATGCGCCTTGTCGAACACCTCCCCAGTCTCAGGGTTAACATACTCGGCCATGTCTAGTCTCCTTCCATATCGGGCCGCTCCCCAGACAACAGGGCGGCAAAGTCGGCAAGGCGCATCGTCACGTACTGCTCACCCGCAGCCGCCCGACCACGCCTCTTGTGGACAACCACGCCCACCAGGGCGTCGTCATTCCCTCTCTCGATCTCAGCCTCGCCCACCCACTCAGACAAGCAAGCCCGAGACGTGTTCTTACACTCGACCACGACACGGCCATGCACTGTACGCACACCGCCGATATCCCCGCGGTCTTTCGCCCCAGTCTTCGGGCGGCGATCGATCCGGTCATCCACATGGTCTCGCAGGTAGTCGGCCACCAGCCGCTCAAACGAAGACCCCGCCTTCTTAGCGCTTTGACGCGTTCTTGACACAGGGCGGCACCCCTTCCTTATACTCGACCCCCAGTTCGCAGTAGCACTCGGGACACGACAGCTCCCCGTAGCCTTCCCGAATGCGTCTAACGCACTCGGCGCGGCCCCACTCGCCTTCCCAGCCGCACTCCCAGCAAAACAGGGGGACCTTGCGCACAGGTTTAGGCAGGCGCAGAGCCCGCGTCCTCACGGCCTTGCGCGACAAGAGATGAAACACAGCGTCACAATTCCAGCACCCAAGCCGAGCCGGGCTTCTGGGAACGTTACGGAAGAGAATCGATTCCCGCCCGCAGAACGGACAACGAATCGGCTGCCCGCTTACCCACGGCCAGTCGCGAGTTTCAAGGTCCCAACGCCGAGAGACAACCTTGTTCTTGCCAGGGAGCGAGGGATCGTACCATCCTTCCTCCCGGTGGAAGCTAACAATGTTAGCCGGGAGCCGGAGCCTTTTAACAACGAAACGCCGCATCACTCCGCCTCCTCAACGGACCTCGCCATACCAGCGAGAACCCGCACCGCGCGCTCTGCCTGCTGAGGCACCACCCCATTGCCGAGCATCGTCAACTGCTGAGCCCTTGACAAACCGAGACCCGGGTCGGTCACCCAACCCTCAGGCAAGCCCATCATCCACTCAACAAACAGCGTAGACAACCTGCCCGTCTCGTCGATCGGGTCCGGCGCCTCACGAAACACGCCCTCCCACCTGGCGATCCCGCGAATATAGGGAATAAGCCCACGCCTACCCGCCTGCACAATGTCATAAAACGAACCGGACCCGTTATAGGCGGGAGACTTCCTCCCGCCCATCTGCGACGCCGTAGGAGTCGGAAGCAGCCTCACGCCTTTTCCACCACATCCCTGAGCGTCACCGAATGCCCGCCCTCCCTGCGCCTCGCCGGCGGCTCCGAGCCACCGCACGTGCCAAGGCTCGCGGTCGGCGTCGGCAGCAACGACAAAGAGCCTTGCCCGCCTGTGCGGGGCTCCGACATCTGAAGCCCGAACAACACTCCACCACGCGTCATACCCGATGTTGGCAAGGTCTCCGAGAACACGTCCAAGTGCTCGGAGAACAGGCCCATTACGCCTGTCTCCCACACATCCCGTTCCCGGTTCCATGAGGCTAAACGCCTCCGCTGACAGTGCCCCATTGACGTTCTCCCAAACCACTAGATGCGGGCGCAGCCTCTCCACGCCCCTTATCATCGCTTCCCACAAGCCCGACCTAGTGCCAGGCTTCATTCCTTTACGGCTGCCGGCGAGCGACAAGTCCTGACAGGGCGACCCACCCGCGAACACATGCACGGGTTCCACATTGTCCCAATCGATCAAGGTCACGTCCCCAAGATTCACCGGGAACCGGCCCGACCGGTCAATGAGCTTGACCGGACCGGCCGCAACGTCCGAGCACCACACCTCCCGGCACTCGCCGCCGAGAGCTGCTTTCACTCCCATGTCCAGGCCGCCATAGCCCGTGAACAGAGAGCCCAATGTCCACGTGTTCATGCCGCCAACGCCGCCTTCCTGCGCGCCGCACGCTGCTTCGGCGTCTCCCCGCCAAGCACGCCGAACAAATGCCGCCAATCCAACGTCCCCCCCTCCACGGCGTCACCGTATTCGACGCATTCCTCCCGCACGGGGCAGTCGGCGCACAACGCCAACGCCGGCCCTGCAGCCTGCATCGTATCAGGGAAGAACAATTCCACGTCCGTCTGTGCGCACGTGGCCTGCTCCTGCCAGTTCTCCTTCGAGAGGAGATTGTAGAGACTGATCATTTGAGTTCACCTTTCATGTTGTTAATTGTTGAGTTTCTGGCGTGCACGCCTCCGTGCGCGCACGGTCGGGGTTTCCCCGCCCCACACCCCGAACAAGCCATACGGGGTGTTCTTCCCCTGCTCGAACTCCTCCGCCAGGTCGCGGCACTCGGCCACGAACCGGCAGTCAGCGCACACCGAAACAGCTTCAGCGTATGCCTGCTCCGAGTTCTTCTCAGGAAAGAACAGCTCGTCCAACCCCACACACGGCAGGGTCTCTTTCACGTTGGCGGGAAATCTCACGCTATCCCCTCATGCAACGGGATCCCGTACAGTTCGGGAGCCCGCACCCGTACCGGGACGGTCGCTATCACGCGCCGCTGCCGGTGCTCCACGAACCCCTTCGCGCGGGACCGGATCGGCCCCAACCCGCGCGCACGCGCGTCCTCTACCACGCGGTCTTTGGCTTCGCCGATCATATCCGCGACGACCATTTCGTCGTCCTCGATCAGGAACGCCATCTTATATGTGTCAAGCCCGCCCATCGCGGGTCCTCCTTTCTGTGTGCGTGTATCCAGTATGAACCAAAAAGGGGAGGGTGACAAATTGACACCCCCCCCTTTGGTGACATGCACCACTTACTGGCGGGACTCAGCCTTATCCTGGAACGTGTCAATCGTCGTCTGCGCCTCAGCCCTAGTCAACTGGTCAAGCCGATTCGTCCGCCCCTTCGACACGGCAGACGCAATCACGTCCGGCTGGTACTCCCCCTCAAAAGCCGCCAGCCACTCATCAATGGCCTTCAACTGTCCGGGAGTCGCCACATCCTCACCAGGCTGGGGCTGCGCCGGCGGGCGTCCGGCGCCATGCCCTCCCCGCTCGTGAGTCTCATAATCCGGGTCCTGGTCCTCCTCCGTCGGCACACACAACACCTGCGACAGCGCGGTACGCAGCGCATACGAGTACGCCTTCGTCGTCGCCTTGTCGGAATTGTCCAGAGCCTCAGCGCACACCCTGACCGTCACCTGCTGATCCGCATCCGGCCCACACGCGAACGTGTAAGCCACCGTCAGCCTGCACTGAACCCACGTCCCCTTCCCGACCGGAACCTGATCGTACTCCTTCTCCTGAACGGAGGTCAGGACCACGATTCCATACTTGCGGAACTCCGGCCCGGCCGCGTTCATGAGGTCATCAATACCCCTAAACGCATACCCCTGAGCCTTGTTCCTTTTCGTCTTGCCAATGGCGCGGACCCCGTTCATCACGAGACTCAACGCCTGGAAAATATTCAACCTATCATTGCTCATGAGAGCCACCTTTCCCTCTTAGCTTCCTCCCACTGCGGGAAGCTGAACGTGTGAATACTATCCGGGATTCCCGGATAGTTCCCCGACTCAAGGCAGCCCTTCCACTGCCAGAGAAGCTTCGACACAAGCTCGTCCGCACGCTCCAACTGCACGTCAGACAAAGCATGCACCGAAGTCTGGAACGGCACCGTCTTCCCCACCGCGACAAACACAAACAACGGAAGCTTGCCCGTCGCCGCGTGAATGCCCCGCAGATAGAACGCAGCCTGAACATCGTAGGCAAGCTGCGCCGCCGACCGGCTAAACTCGAACGTCCGCGCGTCTTGCGTCGTCTTCAGGTCCACGCAGGCGAACGGGGACAGGTAGTCCGGGCGGGCCTTGCACCACACCCCCGTCTCGTCGTCCTTCCAGAAGATCGACTGCTCCGCCAGCCCGCCTTTCAGGAACCCGGACGCTAAAGCCGACCCTTTCACGGACTCAGCCATAGCCTTAAACACGTCAAGCTCGGAGGCGGCCAGAACGGGGACGCCGGCTTCGGCCAGCTCGGCCGCCTTCGCCTTCCCCGCCTTCGTCCGCCCGTCAGGCTTCAACTCAGGCATCGGCCCGCCCTCCAACACGTGCGAATGGAAATACCGGCCGAACGCGAACGCGCCGTTATCCGCCGGATGGTCAAGATTCCACTTCGCCGTCTGAGCGTCAGCCTTAAACAGTGTCTTCAACGTCGTGGAAGACACCGCCCAATCCGCGGAATGGTAGTCCGTGTCCGGGACGCCGGCGAAGAGGCCGGCCTTCTCCCGTTCAAGAACGCTCACTCACCGCCCCTCCTTCCTCTCTTAGAGGCGTCCGCTTTAGGCCAATAGGTCAGGCGCGGCAACGGCACACCCATATACCTCGCTTGATTCCTGGCCTGCTTGACGAACAAGCGGATCGCCCGCTTGTGATCCCTCGCCTTGACACGCTTCGAGTTCAACGCCTGCGACAAAGCAATAGCCCCAAGCGTCAAGTCGCGATCCAAATACTCGCGCCGCTTCGCCCACGGAAGCCACGGCGAGCCAGCCATGCGAATGATTGTCCGCGCCACTTTCAGGGACTCACGGTCAAACACCACAAGAACCCCCGCCAAATACGCCGGCCCTTTCACAACTCCTCCCAGTTGTACAGGCGCGACTTGATAACGGACTTCAGGATCCGATGCCACATCGCGCTCGGATCCTCAGACTCGCCCGCAAACTCTTCGAACAAGTCACGCGCGATCCAAAAGTCACGCCGCCCCGCACGCACAGGAACATCCCCCCAACGGGGAGTGACAAGTTCGGGAACGAACCGGTCAAGAGCATTGCCCTTGACCATATTGAGGAACAGTTCTTGGCTGAGTGACGGGTACATCATCCCATGGAACTCGGTCAGGCAACCCCTATAGAGGTTGATCACGTCGCCGGTTCCGATGTGAAGGCCCGGCAGCTCGGCTTGCGCCCACCGCGCGACCCCCCTCCCCAGCGTCTCCTTCATGTACTCCTCGTCCGTGTAAGCCACACCGACGTAGAAGAACGCATGCGGAAGAGCAACCTCCCCGTCCTCCAACGCGGCCTTGAACACGGTCTCGTTCCACCCGTAGGCAACGTCGCACCGTTTCGTTTCACACGAAACAATACGATGATTCCCGACAGTGAACGTCCCAAACTTGGACTCGAACGTCCGCTGATTCTTAACAGCCATCTTCACGGCCTCCTTTCTGTTTCGTTTCGAAAGCGTCCACGGCACCCACATACGCGAGCGCCAACAGTCCGTCAAACAACAGCGCCCCAATCAACGCCGCCGCATTGCGCGAGTCAAACGCCCACGCCGTCAACGTCGCCCCACCAAGCAGGAACACGGCGCCAACAACCAAACCGACAATCCGTTTAACCATCGGGCTCTCCCTTCAGAGCGCGAGGACGCGAACCAAAGCGTCCTCGCCCTCGATCCAATCCGTGCGGGACTCAAACACCCGCTCAAAATACGGCAGAACGGCCTTGTAGACCTCCAGGTCCCCGAACTCGGCCTTAGCCGCCTCAAGCTCGGCAATAAGGTCACTGATCTTCACGGTAATTTCACCTTTCCTTTTTGTTGCGCATCAGAGGACGGACAATCTGACCGCCACCCCTTGATTCTATCGGCCGACCGGCGGCCAACCGATCTTCCCCACCGGCGAGTCGTCACCCAACTCCCGGAACTCATCCACCATCGGGATAAACATGGCCTCGTCCTCAGGGATGAACTCGAACTTCCCCGACAGGACGACACCATCCCCTTCCTGCAGATCGTGCGCCAACATGCGCGCGCCGAGGGCGAAGAACAGGGAAGACTCCACCCCCGTCGGCGCCGCATCAATCCTGGTTTCATACTGAGGCCGACGCCCCGTCCACCAAACTGGAATGATCCCCATCTGCATCGCCACCTCAACGCCGGCGTTCGTCAACACCCCGTACACGGCGTGCATCACCACCTCCACCGGCAGGTCGGCGTCAATATAGCCGTTCTCGGGAGAGGACACTTCCACCCGTGCCGTGTCGCAGGCGAGCATGACCTGCCCGCCCTCCCCATGCTCATACTCCACGGCAACCACGCACGACGTCTTCCCGATCTCGCGCGCTTCCCGGGCAAACACCAGACGACGCTCATCCTCACCCGAAGCGGAACAATCCTTCTCCACCGTGATCGTCAAGTCCCGCCGCGCCGTGAACCGCAACGCGTGCAGGCCCTCCCTCAGCAGCTCATAGTCCGCCTGCGAAACCGCGGCCTCAACCTGATCCCACACGGGCTCAGTCTTGCCACGCGTCTGCCGCGACGCCGCCACGAAAAACCGCTTCTCCATAAATCTGATTCCTTCCCCACACTCAGAGCCTAGACAGGCCATTACACCCAACGATCTTCCCGTCCGCGTCACGAACGGCCTGACCCGGGAAGTAAACGCCACTCCAATCCGGGCTTTCTTCCCGTATCGCCTCAGCGGCGATACGGGAGACAACGTAAATTCTTACCTCATCCCCGTCATCGTAAAGCTCCGGAAGCCCCTCAATGTCTGAACCAAAAACCGTCTCATAGACCGGAATCCCAGCCACTTCACCCGTCTGCTCAACTATTTGGCTGACACGCACGACCCCTGAAGACGGGATTGGCGAATACTTACACTCCCCGTCGAAGATCATGAGCGGATGAGGAGTCAGGTTGACGATATTAATCATGATGCATTTTCCCTTTCTGTTATAGGCCAAACCCATATGGTCCGGCCTCCGAACGGGGAGAGAGAATCGAACCCCCAACAATCACCGGCACCAGCCGTCCCCCGCCACACCTACGCAACCACGCACAACGGACCCTGCCCGTCACACGGATTCGCCGGCAACAAGTGCACATAATCAAACGCACACAACAACCCCCGACCCTCACACGGCCGCTCAACCAACTGCTGGACACGCGGCGCCGGACCCGCCGCATCCGCCAACCCGACAGTAAACACCGCCACGCCGACAATCACCGCCCAAAACACGACGATCTCCCACCAGCAGAGATTCCGCCACGCGATCATTCCAGCCTTCCTTTCGGCCTGGCCGCCCAACCCTGCGCTAGACGGCATCGGCCCGCGCCCGGGGAACGATCCCGGATACGCCACCCGCGGGCAAACAAAATCACCTACCTATTCCACCCCCAAACCGTCGACGATCCCAAGGACCGCCGCCAACCCGAGCCCGAGCATCGCCACCGACAACGGAGCAACAACCCCACACAGACCGGCCACAGCCCCGATGATCCCGCAATCCCGCTTCCACGGAACAAACCCAACAACCCCAGACCACGCCACCAACCCAGACAACGCGACCGTGAAAACCGCAACAAACACCCCAAACATCACTCGGCACTCCCCGCAGACTCAAGCGTATCCGGTGTGACGGGAGACTCCGCCGACTCCGCAGACCAAGGCGACCCCTGGAAAGCCGGCATCACCCGCCGCCAAGAATCCTCCACCTCATCCCAGACTTTCTGGGCCGCCGCAAGCGCCTCATCGCACGGCAGCAACGGCGGCAAGTGCCCAACGCAACGACCCGTCCCCGCATCAAACAAAAGCACGTGCGTCGCTTCCTCCCCGCGAGCCCTCGAATACGGCACCGCCAAATCCCAAGAGAACGCCGGCTTTGTCGGGCCCTCCTCTGCAGCAAACGCCCAATACGGCACATCCGGCAAGAACGTGGCAACCCTCGCAAGCTCACGCAACGGCATATCCCAAGCCGCCCGAATCTTCCCAAACTCCCCATGCAGCCAAACAACCGGCTCATACGGGCCTTCAAGATCAACCTCAACCGAGAAATCCGGCATCGGCCAACCGTCCGCCGCCTGCACAATCCGCGCCGCCAAACGACGATTCGCCCCATGCTGACGATCTTGCGCCTCCCGCACCTTAAGCCGCGCCGCCTCAACAGCCTTCGCCGCCTCAACCGCCTCCCAACCGGAAGGCTCAGGCCACGGACACATTTCGCAATCGGACCAGACCCGGAAAAAGTCAAGCTTTATAATGTTTTCGGAGACCATTTGTCCAGCCCTTTCCGATATGGGCACGACCCCGAATGGACCACGCCATCGCCCGCCGGGAGGGGAACGATCCCTCCAAACGCCAACCGGCGGCCGCCGGCCACTACGACCAGCGCTGCGCTTCGGCCTTCACCTCCCCAAGCCACGCCCGAAACTCATCCAACGATGCAGCCCTCAAATCAATCGGCGCCGGACCCTCCGCCGGATAAGCCGGCTTCCACTCCAGCCACGCCTGATTCCCATACAGGAACTCATTCTGGAGGTCAGACAGCGAGACAACAATCCTGAACGGCGCATCAGTCCCGCGGCGCGACGACGGCAACCAGCCAGACCGAAGCTCCAGCGGGAACCTCCCCGCCCAAAGCCTCACACCCAAAGCCTGACGCACCTCACACTTCAGAAAGTCACGCACATTGGCGAAGACCGAATCCTTGACATCCATCTGGGAACCCCCTAGTAGTAGCTGAGACCGAGAACCGCGGCCACCCTGTCGGCGTCCCGTCCGGCTCCCCGTCCGATAGCTCAAGCCTACACGCACCCCCGGCCACGCTGTCAACCCCAAACCCCAAAACAACCCAAAGAGACCCCCGTCACACACACACACGTTCGACACACAAACCCCCACACCCCAACCCAAACCAGGCACCACACCCACACAACCCACACGCGACACGCCACACACGACACGCCGAACACACACACACACACGCACACACACACAAAACCACAACCGTCCCCCGCCGGCGAGACGCCGCGCCACCCCGGCCAAAGCCGGCGCCGGCGGCCACCCGCAAGCCGCCACCCCCCCCTCCCGCAACCCCCACCCCCACCCACACGCGACCGCTACGCGTATAGGCTCTCGGATTCCGTACGGGTAAGGAAGTGGCGGATAGTTTAATATGGTGGGAGAAGCTACGAAAGGAGTATTGATGGGTTCGCGTGGGCCTGTGCCGAAACGGAGTGAGGATCGTAAGCGTCGTAATGAGGTGAATGTGACGCGTGCCGCGTCGGGTTCGCCGGATGGCGTGGTGTGGCCGGAGGCCCCTGAGGAGTGGACGCTTGTGGCTCGCATGTTGTGGGAGTCGCTGCCGAAGTCTGGCCAGTCGAGGTTCTATGAGCAGTCGGACGTGGCGTTGGCGTTCTTTGCTTGTCAGGAGATTTCGGAGTATCAGTTTTCGCTGAAGAAGAATGCTCAGCGGTTGTCGTCGATTTTGACGGCGTTGTCTTCGCTGTGTGTGGCTGAGGGGGATCGGCGTCGTGTGGGGATTGAGTTGTCTCGTGGGGATGAGGAGTTGTCGGAGGAGGAGGCGACGGTGACGGTGATGAATCAGTGGAAGCAGCGCATGGAGGGCGTGTGACCGCTGCGGTTGATCTTGTCGAGTACGGTAAGCGTGAGTTTCAGGCGTCGTTGCCGCCGGGTGATCGGTGTGTGACGTTACCTGTGGGTCTGCCTGAGTTGACGCTTGGGTATGGGGTGTTGACGTGGATGGAGCGTGAGCTTGTTGTCCCGTCTGGGCCTTTTGCTGGGAGTCCGTTTGTGGCGACGCCGCAGCAGGCGTTGTTTCTGTTGTGGTATTACGCGGTGGATAAGCAGGGCCGGTGGGTGTTTTCGCGTGCTGTGAGGCGTTTGGCGAAGGGTTCGGGGAAGACGCCGTTTGCTGCGGCGATGGCGTTGGCTGAGCTTCTTGGGCCGGTGCGGTTTGGCGGGTTTGTGCATGGTGTGCCTGGGGGGTGTGTGGGTGTGCCTGTGCGGTTGCCTCTTGTGCAGGTGGCGGCGACGTCGGAGGAGCAGACGGGGGTGACGATGCGTATTGTGACGGGGATGGCTCATAAGGGTTCTCGGTTGCAGAGGAAGTATCAGTTGGATCCGGGGAAGACGTTTATCGATACGCCGTCGGGTGGCAGGCTGCGCTTGTTGACTTCTTCGGCTGCTTCGGCTGAGGGTTCGGAGTCGTCGTTTGTGATTGCTGACGAGGTGGAGCATTGGAAGCCGGCTAATGGGGGTGTGGAGTTGTGGCATACGTTGAGGCGTAATTTGGCGAAGACAGGTTCGCGCATGTTGGAGACGTGTAACGCGTGGGAGCCTGGGGTGGATTCTGTTGCTGAGGCGTCGTTCGATGATTGGGTGGCACAGGAGGAGGGGCGTTTGCGTGACGGCGCGGGGCGGACTTTGTATGATGCGAGGGTCGCTCCGTCGTTTACGTCGTTGTCGGATGAGCCTGGGGAGGGCGAGGTGTCGTTGACGGAGGGTTTGAAGTTTGTGTATGAGGGGTCTCCGTGGACGGATATTGAGGCGATTAAGTCTGAGGTGTGGTCTCCGTCGAATCCGGTGTCGGTGTCGCGTCGGTTTTATTTGAATCAGCCGACGGTTTCTGAGTCGGCGTGGGTTGAGCCTGGCGTGTGGGCTGCGCTCGCTGATCCTGGGCGGAAGTTGCGGAAGGGTGAGGAGGTTGTGTTGTTTTTTGATGGGTCGAAGTCGGGGGACAATACGGCGCTTGTCGGGTGTTGCATGTCGGATGGGTTTGTGTTCACGGTCGATGTGTGGGAGCCGGAGGAGGACACGGGCCTGGTTGATGTGGATGATGTGGTGTCGGCGGTGGATTGGGTGCGTGCCCAGTTTGACGTGGTTGGGTTTTTCTCGGATGTGCGGGAGTGGGAGTCGTTTGCGAAGTTGCAGTGGCCGCGTGATTTTGAAGAGTCGATTGTGGTTCCGGCGCAGGATCATGGGAAGGCTGCGTCGCTTGTGGCGTGGGATATGCGGTCTCATGGCCTGGAGTTTGCGACGGCGGCTGAGATGTGCAGGGCTGAGATTGAGGACGGCCTGTTCCATCATGACGGGAATTTTGTGACGGCCCGGCATGTTGCGAATTGTCGTATGGCGGAGCAGCGTGGGCATATCACGGTGAAGAAGGAGTCGCCTAAGTCGTCGAAGAAGATTGATGCTGCTGTCTGTGTGATTGGGGCTCGTATGGTGTATAGAATGGTGAAAGAAGACCCAAGGTACAAGAAGCGCTTGCGCGCTGGAGGGGAATGGATTGTCGGATGAGCTTTGAGTCCCTGTTGGCGAAGGCTGAGTCTTCGATGTCCAATCCGAAGTTGAACTCTATCTATGATGGGGATTTGCAGCTTGAGCAGATTGGCGTGTCTATTCCTCCTCAGGTGCGGGCGTTGGAGATGCGCTGGAATGTCCCCCGGTTGGCTGTGGATGTGTTGGCGGAGGCGTTGAACATTGACGGGTTCGAGGGCGCGGCCGTGGATGACGACGTGCTGCGGCGCCTGCGGCTTGCGTGGTCTGGGCTGCATATGGATGCGTTGGCGCAGCAGGCGCACACGGAGGCGCTGGTGCAGGGTGAGGCTTTCCTTGTGGTTGGCCCGTCGGATAACGCGCATGGTGTGATGACGACTGTCCATTCGCGTGACGGGGTGGCGGTTGAGCAGACGTGGGACGGGCAGATCGAGGAGGCCGTGGTCACGTTCCAGTCGAAGAACGACAACTGGTCCGATGTCGTGCGGGCCGTGCACTATATGCCGGGCGGTATTGACGTGTACCAGAAGACATCCGGCTTGTGGGGGTTGATTGATTCGTTTGAGTGGGTTGGCCGTGTCCCTGTTATCCCTCTTCGGAACGTGTCGCGGGTGGGGGACAGGCATGGCAGGTCGGATATGGATTTGGTGATCGACTACGGGAACGCGGGGTCTCGTACGTTTACCTTGTTGCAGTTGGCGACTGAGATGCTGTCTCTTCCTCAGAAGTACATTCTTGGCGGGGATCGGGAGCGGATGCGCCGCGAGGACGGCACGAAGATTTCGTTGGATGATTTGAAGCTTGGGTCCCTGCTTTTGACGCCTTCTGCGGATTCGAAGGTTGGCCAGTTGCCGGGTGCGGACCTGAATCAGATTACGTTGGTGATCAAGTCTCTTGCCCAGCAGGTGTCGGCTATGACCGGGATTCCTCCGCAGGCTCTTGGTTTGGAGTCGGCGAATCCGGCGTCGGCTGAGGCTATGCGTGTGGCGAAGGACCGGCTCATCTCCAGAGGAGAAAAGAAGCAGGCTATTTTCTCCTCCGCGTGGGAGGAGTGGGCGAAGGTCGTGTGCGCGTTTTGGGGTGTGGATTTGGAGGGTGCCGGGTTGTCGCCGGTGTGGCGGGATATTGCTTCTCCGTCGGCGTCGGCGAAGGCGCAGGCTCTTCTCCAGGCTCATGCTCAGGGTGTGGTATCAGCGAGGACGGCGCGGGACGGGTTGCAGTTGACGCCGGAGCAGGCGCAGCGTGAGAACGCGCGTGAGGACGCTTCGTATGCGGTTGGGTCTCGTGGTGTGGTGATTGATTCGGTGGATGACGGCGGTGTGGCTGAGCCTGCGGGCGATGGTGGAGATAGTGTGTCTGAGGATGCGTAGTGTTTAGTTTGGTGTGGTTGTTTGGCTGGCTGGCCCGGGTCCGTGGTTTGCTGCGGGCTCGGGCCGATTCTGTCCTGCGTGAGGCGAAGCGGGAGGGCTGGCTTGGTGACGTGGATCGTGTTGTTGCGGAGTTGTTTCCTTATGTGCGGGCCGGGTCGTATTTGGGCTGGCTGGGCCAGGTGGGTTTCGTGTACCGGTCGAACGGCGGCGTGTTGGCGTGGACGCCTTCTATGCAGGGGGTGTCTCCGTGGGCTTTCCGTGAGGCTCTGCGTAAGGCCCTGCGCGTATCGGGCGGGGGTGTGCGTCGTCCGCTGGATGATCTGATTCGGGACGTTGCGCATGTGGCGGAGACGTACGTGAACGAGAACGCGCGCCGCGTCGTCGTGGATTTGGCGTCCGGGGACAAGGGGAAGGCGAAGAAGTCTCTCGCCTATGCGAGGGAGCATGGGCATCCGGTGGCGAGGTTTGTTGCGGCGTTGGAGGACGGGGACTCTCCGGTCGGCGCCGTGTTCGCCTCCGACGACGAGCTTGCGGATGCCGCGGAAGAGGTCATCGACGGCATGAAGGATGCGTTCGGGGGCGTGCCGGACCTGTCCGACTTGGAGGACGAGCTGGAGGCGTGGCATACGGCAGAGGTGGATAAGGCCGTGTTTGACGCGGAGATAGCTCTCGGGCTCAGGTCTGAGTCTGGGGAGTTGTTCGCGGTCGGGTGGGCTCGTATCCCTGTCGGCCCGTACACGTGCCCGTTCTGTCTCATGCTGTGCGCCAGGGGCGCTGTCTACCGTAAGAACACTGTGACTGCCCCGAAAGGTAGCAAGCGGGGGAAGATCGGAGCGTACGGTACGGACGCTTTTCACTGGGGTTGTGACTGTATTGGCGTACCTGTGTTCGACAAGAAGGACTTTGAGGGGAAAGAGACAGTGGATGCCGCTGGCCGGTTGTGGAGGGCGTTCGCGAAGGGGAATTCGCCGGGTGCTCGCGAGTTTGTGCGGTGGATGGGCACGGATGAGGGGCGGCGTGTGGCGGCGCGTCTTTTGCCGGATTATGCCAAGCGACAGTGATCCTGCTTGTTGTATGATTGCAGTGGTTCCAATCTCTGATTGGGTCCGCACACAAGTGTGTGGCAATGGCAAGAGCTATAAAGGAGTGTTAAATGTCGGATGAAGTTACGGAGACCCAAGAGGCTGAGACGGCCGCTGCTGGGACGCCGGACGCTGGGACTGCTGCTGCGGAGCCGAAGAGGCCGTGGGGCGAGGGGGAATTCGATGAGGCGCGGGCCGCGCGGCTTATTGAGAATCTTCGCGCCGAGGTTGCGGGGTTGAAGAAGGCGGCCAAGACTGCCGTTAAGCCTTCTGACCCGGATGAGGCGCTGCGTAGTGAGGTGGCGGAGCTTCGCGAGAAGCTGTCCACGGCGACGAAGCGTGAGCTTCTGACTAAGCGTGGGCTTCCTGAGAATCTGATAGGCGCTCTTAGCGGGGATGACGAGGACGCGTGGAAGCAGATGGCTGACATGCTTGCCGAGTTGAAGTCCCCGAAGAATAGCGGGGCACGCCGTGCGGCGGACCCGGTTCAGTCGGCCCGGGATGCGGGTACGACGAAGGAACAAGCAGATTTGGCGCGGGCGCGTCAGATTTTCGGAGATTAGAAAGGAAAACCTCTCATGGCGAATGAGGGACAGATCGGGACGGAGCAAATTAGTGGTCTTCTCCCGAAGCCGATGGCCAAGGAGATTATGACCAAGGCGTATGCCGACTCGGTTGTCGGACGCCTCGCGGGCACGAATGCTCTCCCTGTTAATGGCGATGCGGTCGCCACGATGGTTGGCAAGCCCGTCGCGGGCATTGTCGGCGAGGGCGAGGCGAAGCCTGTTATCAGCGCTCAGCCGACTATTAAGACCATGCATATGGTCAAGGCTGCGGCTATCGTGTATTGGTCTGAGGAGGTTCGCCGGGCGAACCCGGTGGAGTTCCTGTCCAAGTATCAGGAGTGGGTCACGTCCGCGGTCCGCAGGGCGATTGACATGGCGGTCATTCATGGGAAGAATGCGCTGACCGGGACGGATATCCCGGGTGTCGAGTCGATCATTTCGACCACGAATTCGGTCACGCTCGGGACGGCTGCGAAGGCTGACGGCGGCCTGTCGGCTGACATTCTCGGCGGCGTCGCCCTGATTGAGGACGTGACGGATTACGCCGTGAACGGGTTCCTGGCGGACAAGTCCATGCGGCTGAAGCTTCTGTCGGCTACGGATGTTCACGGCCGCCCGATCTACACGATGGGCGCGAACGGGCGTGGCGGCGTCTCGCTCCAGGATCAGGTCGGCGACCTGTTCGGCGTCCCGATGGCCTACTCGGATACGGTTTCCGGGAAGATCGGCAAGGTTGAGGACACGAAGACCAGGCTTATTGCCGGCGACTTCAAGGACAATATCGAGTTCGGTTACTCGATGGATGTCACGTCGAAGAAGTCCACGGAGGCGACGCTCGATCTTGGTCAGGGCAAGACGGTTTCGCTTTTCCAGAACAACCTTGAGGCATACCTGGTTGAGGCTCGCTTCGGTTGGGTTATCCGCGACGTGAAAGGGTTCACGAAGTATGTCGTCGCCTAATGTCGTCCGGGTCCGCCATGTGGACACGGGGACTGAGGCGGAGGTCGCCGTGGAGGACTTCGATGGGCTTGATGCCTGGGTCCTCGTGGACGGTAGCCTTCCAGCCCCCGAGCCGGAGGCGGAAGACAAGACCGAGACCGAGACGGAAGAGACTCCCGCGGCTGAGCCTGACGGCGAGGTCGTTGGCGACCGTCCCGGCAAGCGCTCGAAGTGACAGGAAGGACACGGGTTGACCATGGTACTCGCTTATATCAATGACGTTCAGGCATCGCTTATGCGGAAGTTGACGCCTGAAGAGCTTGAACTGCTGGACATGCTTCTCCACAGGGCCGAGAACCGTTTGAAGGCGGCTCTCGGTGATGCCCGGTGGAACAGCATGTCGGAGGCGTTCAAGGCTCTTGTGACTGAGGTTGAGGCGAACATGGTCGCCCGTGCCTTCCTTAACCCGGAGGGGTTGAGAAAGGAGTCCGACGGCCAGTACTCGTATGAGGTTGACCGGTCTAGGGCTCTTGGCTATATCGCCCTGACGGACGAAGACCTTGAACTGTTGGGGCTTAAGCCCAACGGTTTCACGGTGGCGAATCAGCGGCACACTCCGTTGGAGAAGATACTGGAGGAGGGGACTCAATGGGTTTGCTCAAGGGTCGGACCTCGGTATCTGTGATCCCGTCGGAGTGGGCGCGTGACAAGTATGGGACGTTGAAGCGGGTTGAGAAGCCCGCCGTGGCTGTTCCGGCTACCGTGCAGTGGTTGACGGTTGAGGAGGCCGCCGAGTTTGTGGTGTCTCCTAACACGGCTGTGCGGGTGGTCGCGTCTTCGTGGCCTGGGAAAGAGCAGGATCGTTTCACATGGAACGGGAAAACGTTCGAGCAGATCGGGCCTGCCCAGAAATTCTACGGGTCGAGGCGGACTGCCCATTTTGAGGTGATGGCCCGGCTCACGTCGGAGGCGGTCTCGGATGGGTAAGCTCCTGCCGGAGAAGGCGTTCAACAAGGTTGTGGCGGCGCAGGTGGCGCATGCGCCGGAGATGCTTGTCAAGGCTGAGGAGGCTAAGGCGGCGATCCTGGTGTTCGCGGCGATGCACAACAAGACTGGGCATTACGCGGGGCGGCTGGTTGTCCGTCCGGCGAACCGGGTTGATTACGAGGTTGTGGCGACTGATCCTGCGGCGGCGCATATCGAGTTCGGGCACCAGTTGTCCGGTTCGGTGCCGAAGGATGCCATGACCGGTGTTTCGAGGACGACGCTCAGGCGTGGCAAGCGGTGGGTGCAGGGTTTGCATATTGTCCGCAATGGGGCCATCGCCGTTGGCGGCGTCGTGGACGGGGGTGTGTAAGGGTGTTCGAGGTTGAGTCCCCCATCATCGTGCTGTTGCAGCGTGAATACCCTGAAAGTGTGGTCACGGTCGGGCCAGGCGTCATTGACCTTGACAAGAAGCAGGTGATTGCCGTGCATGCTTCCGGCGTCCCTATTGACTCGAAAGCTCGGGGCGGTAAATGGGTCGTTGATGTTACGGTGTTTGACACCGACAGGGACTCTTCGATCACGACGTGTGGTCGGATTGTCAAGCGGCTTCTGTCGGCGGCTGACGAAGGGCTCCTTGGGGGCGCGGTCGGGGGCCAGGTGCTCCAACTCCCTACCTTTGTCGAAAACAAGACAAGTTCGATGGCGCATGTCGTTTCGGCGGCTGCGCTCCAATTCGTCGGCCGGTTTGGCTGACAGAAAGGGGTGAATGATGGCCAAGGATGAGGCTGTTATTCCCGGTCAGGGATGGGTATTGATAGGCGACGCCGATACTGCCGTGCCTGACATTACGAAGTTCAAGCTTGCGGACGAGGCCACGTTCTCGGGCTGGTCGTGGCTCGGTAACACGTCGAAGGAGAATCCTCCGAAGCTTGGTAAGGACGGCGGCGACGTTAAAACCCATGACACGTGGGATACGCCCGCTATGCGTTCGACGGTTGAGACGACGGTGTACACGATGGAGATCGCGGCGCTGTCGGTGACGAAGAAGACCCTCGATCTGGCGTTCCCTGGCGGCACGTGGGATGACCAGAAGAAGATTTTCTCTGTCCCATCGAAGCCTGGCGTGGTCAATAAGTCTGTTCTCGTGATCATGAAGGATGACGTGAACGGCCTGTCCGGGTTCGTTTTCCCGAATGGCGCGCTCGCTATTGGCGACATGCCGGAAATCAAGACGGATGGGTTCTTTGAGATCAATCTGAAGGTGACGGGCAATGCGTCGCCGACGGATGGGTCTCCTCTCCGTTTCATTCCGATTGCCGCGAAGTAGGCGTGGTTTGCTTGCGGGGCCGCCGTTTTGGTGGCCCCGTTTGCTTTTGGGATCGTATACTGAACGTGTACATTGCACTCTATGAAAGGAAGCAAACATGACGACTAATGCGATGTCGCAGGGTTGGACCCCGGATATGGCGCAGACGCCCCCGGCCCCGTGGGGTGGGCAGCCGGGACCGGTTGGTCCGCAGCCTGAGCAGCCCGCGCCTGGCGCGAAGGAGGCGACCGCGAACGAGAAGTTCGCGGCCATGCCCGGTTCCGATCTTGTCGTCCCGCCGTACGCGCTTGAGCCGTGGAAGGCACTGCGTATCATGGGCGCTCTCATGCCGATTGTCGGCGGTTCGGACGAGTTGGACATGAACGCGGAAACGTTCAACGGAATCTCGCTTGTACTGCGTGAGGTGACCGAGCTAGCGGCGAAGGACAAAGCGGCGTTGCAGGCGTTCCTCGGTACGGACCTTCAGAAGATATTCGAGTACACGGTCTCCTATGCGGCTGCGGTGGGGGAATTGTACGGCTCCAAGAGCTAGTCAAGACCACGCCCGGTCTGGCCGGCGACTTGTGGGCACTCTACCGTTTCGACGTGTGGAGCATCGGGACGGTCGGCCAGGTCCGGGTGGGGGTTGAGCTTTTGGAGCGATTGGAAGACGAGCCGAGGAGTGCCGTGGCCAGAAAGACCCCGGAGGACCCGAGGGCGTTCGGGTGGGGCCAGGTCGAGGAGGCGCTGGCTTCCTTGATCGAGGAGGTCCGCGCGTTGCGTTCGACGGTTGCTGGGATCATGAATGGCAAGCCTCCGAAGGTGAACCGGTATGAGGGCCGGCCTAAGGCCCAGTTGGAAGAGAAAACGGTGAGGAAGGCGAAGAGCGTGGAGGACGCGTTCCGCATGCTCGGTTTGCCGACCTCGTAAAGCAGAAGGGACTGGATAGATGGCTTCCGGCAAGGTTGGTTCTATCTCGTTGACTGTGATCCCTGATTTGAAGGGGTTGCGGGAGAAGCTTCGTGTTGCGATTGATCGTATTGAGCGGTCTACGAAGATCAAGCTTCAGGTTGAGTTTGAGATAGACAATGCTTCCATGTCGAGGGTGAAGTCGTCTATCAAGTCCCAGCTGCGGGATGAGAAGGTGAAGGTCGCGGCGGCGGTGGACAAGGCGTCGCTGGCGAAGACGCGTTCTCAGATTGAGGCTGCGGCGCGGGACGCGAAGACGCATATCAAGGTTGAGGTTGACCGTAATGGCGTGCAGCGTGCCCGGCTTGCCCTGGTGCGTGCTATGGAGGGCATCAAGGTTAAGCCGCACGTGGACTATAAGCCTCTGGAGAAAGAAATACGGGGCCGCACGTTTGTCAAGTATATCGGCGCAGTGTGGCAGCCTGGTTCGCTGGACCAGTTGAAGGGGACGTTCTATTCGAAGTTTCCGGCGTTGCGGCCGTGGATCTGGCCTGAGGTTGACTTCGCGTATATTAAGACTGCGGCGAAGAATACTTTGACGGCGTTCCGTAATTCGTGGAATAGCTTGTCTGGGCGGACGTTTCGGGTCGGTATGTATGCGACGTGGCATGACAAGCAGGGGATGATTCGTAAGCTTACGCAGTCGCTCGGGCATATTCGGGCGTATTTGGTGGCGGAGTTTGACCGGACGGAGTTCGGCAAGGCTACGCTTGCGCTGTTGCGGACGGCGCGTAGGGATTTCCGTAAGCTCACGTTCCCTGTCCGTGCGGTGTGGGATCAGGTGTCGCGGGTGAAGCTGTTCTCTGGCGTGAAGCTTATGGCGTCCCTGTTGGGGAAGGTTGCGACTATCCCGTTTATTGCGGTGTGGGATGCGAGGCCGGTGGCGGCGGTGCGTGGCGCCGTGGCTGCGGTGGCCCGTACGTTGTGGAAGTACGGGAAGATTCCGTTTAAGGCTGTGTGGGATTCTCGGGCGATGTCCGCGGTTCGTTCGAAGGTGAGCGAGGCGACGAAGAATCTGGTTAAGGGCATTCCGATTAGGGCGAAGATGACGTTGCAGTGGGCGGCGTCGGCGATCCGGTTTTTGAACCGGCTGGGTGTTACTCGCCTGGTGAAGTATAAGATTCAGCTTCTTACGAATGAGGCGTTGAAGCGTGCCCGCCAGTTGGGTACGTTGATTAAGGCTTCCCTTGCTCTCGGTGTTGTGGGCGGGGCGTTCATGTCCGTTGTCCAGTCGGCGTTGAACGGTATCAACAGCATTGTGGTGGCGGCGAAGCGGATCGCGCCGGCGATGGGCGCGGCTGTCGGGATTATGGCGTCGTTCGCGGCCGGCGCGGGTGTCGCGGTGGTTGCGTTGAAGAAGGCGTCGGACGAGCTGAAGGCGCTTGAGGACCCGTTGAAGGCGGTCCAGAAGGGGATTGAGGACGCGTTCTGGAAGTCTGCTAAGCCGGTTGTGTTGGAGAATGCGCAGAAGCTTATAGCTGGTTTGAACAAGGACGTGTACGCCCTGTCGGCTGGGATGGGGAGCGTGTTCGCGAACATCGCGAAGGGCGCGGGCGCGTCGATGGGGCAGTTCCAGACGGTGATCCAGAATGCGAAGCGCGGGTTCGACAATATGGGGCCGGGGTTGAACGCGTTGACTCAGGCGTTGGCGAACTTTATTGCGGCGGCGTCGTCGTTCTTCCCCCGGTTCGGGCAGTGGATCACGGACATTTCGAACAAGTTCTTGGCGTGGACTCAGCAGATGGGCCAGTCTGGGCTTGAGGATTGGATGAACCGGGGTTGGGCTGCGACGAAGACTCTCGCGGACATTCTCGGGAACACGGTCGGGATCTTCTGGCAGATTGTGAAGGCGGCGTCGGGCGGCGCCGCGGGCATGGAGGAGTTTAACCGCAAGCTGGAGGCGATGAAGCAGAAGCTCGCGACTCCGGAGATGCAGACCGGTTTGCGGGACATGTTCAACGGGGCGAAGCAGGGCTTGGACTTTATCCAGCAGGCGTTGGGCAATTTCGTCAACCAGTTGCCGCAGATGGGTGAGGCTATCGGCCGGGTGTTCTCTGCTGCGGGCCAGCTGATTGGGACGTTTGCTGACACGTTGGGGAAGATTTTCTCGAACCCTGCGGTTCTTGAGGGCATTCAGCAGATCGTCCTCGGGTTTGACGCGCTGTTCCGGGCTGTGCAGCCTGTGGTGCAAATGCTCGCGGAGAAGCTCGGCGGCATCCTGGCGGATATCGGCCGGGTGATGCAGCAGATGGCGCCGGATGTTCAGAAGCTTGCCGGCTATTTCGGCGAGTTTGCGGGGATTTCGTTTGACGCTATCGGCCAGTTGGTTCAGATCATTCTGCCTCCTCTGGTGGAGATCATGAACGAGTTGATGCCTGCAATCAACGAGATCACGAAGGCGATCCTGCCTCCCATGTTGGAGATTATCAAGCAGTTGATGCCTTTCATCAAGTGGGTTGTGGACATTATCGTCCAAGAGCTTGTGCCGATCTTGGCGGAGCTGATCCCGAGGATCGGCGCCGTGGTCGAGTCGCTGCTCCCTCCGCTGCTTGAGGTGTTGAAGAAGATCATCCCGCCGGTGATCGAGATGGTGAAGGACCTGATGCCGGCCGCGGTCTCGATCTTCGAGGCGTTGCAGCCCGTGTTGAAGGTCGTGATCGACATTCTGGGCGCGATCCTGCCGCCGATCATTAAGGCTTTCGCTGGGACGGTCAAGTTCCTTATTGGCGTGATCCAGACGTGTATCGATATCTTCAAGTGGTTGTGGGAGGTTGCCAAGGAAGTGTGGGATGCGATCTCTCGGTTTGTCGGCGCCGCTGTGGATGCTGTGGGCAGGGCTATCTCTAACGGCATGCACTGGATTTCCGGCGTGTGGTCGAACGCGTGGAACGGGATCAAGTCGTTCGTGAAGGGCCTGTGGGACGGGATCGTCGGGTTCTTCCGTGAGGGCATCCGCATCATCGGGGATATTTTCAGCAAGATCGGGAAGGCGATCTTGGCTCCGTTCAAGGCTGCGTTCAACGCTATCGCCCGGTTCTGGAACAATACGGTCGGCAGGCTGTCGTTCACTATCCCGGATTGGGTTCCTGGGATTGGCGGCTCGGGGTTCTCTATGCCGAAGATTCCGACGTTTGCCCGTGGTGGCATCGTGGATAAGGCTACGTTGGCTGTTATCGGCGAGGGTGGCGAGAACGAGGCTGTCATACCTTTGTCGAAGCTTCAGCCGATGATTGACAAGGGCGTGAATGCCGCCTTGGCTGAGACGGGGGGCGGGAGCACGGTCTACAATGTGAATATGACGCTTGACGCCCGCCAGTTGAAGAACCTTGACTCTCTTGATAGGTTCATTCGCCTGTTGCAGGTCAAGGCCCACATGTACGGAGGGGATATCTGATGGCTATCCAATGGGGGAATTGGGTTCGGGGGCACCGTATCCAGTCCCGGCTCGGCATTGACATTGTGGGCAACC